GTCAGCATTTGTTCAAGATTGCCGCGTGGCGTGTTCTGCGTGTCAACAACGCCGTCAAATTGATAGCGTGTTTCTGTACCGCCACCGGACAGCGCAACAGTTTCATCGCATATGTTTGCCGCCGCTTCAAAGCTTGCGTCATCTATTTCAGCCGCAGTCACGCCCAAACCATAAGTGTCATCAAGCAAATAGTTGCGGATAATCATCGCCGGATTGCGTGAAAAGGCTGTCGTGCTTGTGCGGGTATCATAGACTTTGCGACCCTGCACCTTTGCGCTGATATTTGGCAAACCTTGCGGAAAAGCATCAGGATCAAACTTTAAACGGCAATAGATATATGCTTGGTCTGTCAGCTTGTGATTAGCTGTCCAGCTTGGCGTTGCTAACAATAAAGACGGAATGTTTCCGGCTGTGCCTTTGGTGACTGTGTGAACATTTGCAAAGCCATTGTATTTTGACGGGCTGGTTACGTTACCGCCGCTGATCGTCAATTCTTCATCATTGAAAAAGATCGTTGTGAATTGATTGATTTCGTGCGCGGCCACGACAATGACAACGTGCAAATATTCATCGCTGTCTGTGCTTTCTAAAAATGCAAACGTGCCGCCAATGCGGGTTTCGCCATAAACAAGCTTGCGTGTGGCGTTTGATTGTCGCGCCGTAACTGTCTTTGACTGGTCAACCCCGCCATTGCCACCGCCGCCGATGTTAGGGATTTTGGGTTTCGGTGCTAACGCTTGGGATGCCGCCGACAAAACCATAGATGTGACAAAAGCGGTCGTGCTGAAACCAACGGTCAAGCCAGCGGCCAGCGTAAAGGTTGAACCCGCTGTGACACCCGCTAATAATGCCGGAACGACCGCCTGTGGCATATTACACCTTCCACGCTTTCTTTGCCGCGTCTAACGGCAGAAAAATCAAACCATCTTTACCCATTGCGGCAACCTTGTCACCGATCACCAATGATAACGCATCACCGGCTGGCGTGTCTATTAGTGCAACATCGCCGCGCTGTGCTTTTGACGGGTTTATTTCGCGCAACCTAGCCCCGACACTGGCCGCAAGATCGCCCACACCCATTTTGACCAGAAACCTAGCAAAGCCGTTCTGTGAAGAATATTGGCCGATCCAGTCATCAAACCGTGAAGCCCCGCAAATAGCTTTTTCTGCATACAAACAAAAATGACCACAATCACTTTTGCCCCATTCAAACTTTTTATGCCGCCATTCTTCGATGTGCGCTTGCAAACGATCCGGCCAATCTACTAGCCGCCCCATTGAATAGCTGCTTCCTGCAATGAATTGATAAATTCAAAACCTTTATCAGTGCTGTCAATCTGCTTTTGATCTTCGCTTGTCCAACGCCTAACGCGAGATCGTTCCAAGTCAATCAATCTGCTTTCTGCCGTCAGGCTCACAGTGCAGCTTTCGCCTTGTTCGTTTATGGTCATTACATCCATTCGACCAGAAAACACTTTATAGCTGCTAACTGTGCCGCTGGCGATTGTGCCGATGTAAATGTTGGCCTCCCTATATTGATAGTTTTCAGTCAACGCTGTTGACAATATGCTGCTTGAAATACCGGTCAACGCCATCGAAACGCCTTTTGCGCCAATCTCGCCGCTTTCTTCAATAGCTGAAATACTAATGAGCGTGCCGCCGCCGGTATAAGTTTCGCCGTCAACAGTTAAATCGCCGTAACCGTTCCAAATTCGCAGCGTGCCACTGTCAAACTTCAATTCAATAGCAACAAAGCCAGTAAAGCTGGCATCAGAAAAACCGGATGGAACACCACTGCGCGTCATAGGGCTTCGACCGCTGCAAAGCTTATTGAGTAAAAACCAGCGTTATTGATTGTCCAGACTGCTTCATTGCTAGTTAACCGGAATACACCTTTTGCATTACTTACCACAACAGTCGCCCCGTCTGCCGGTGATGAACGCAAATCCGGCCACAAATTCAACGTGGCTTCGCCGCTGCCGTTGCTGTTTACATCTTCAAGCACCTTATAAAGCCGCGCCGATGCTCCGCTTCCAAGCTGGATATAATCACCGGCCTTCAAATAACCTGTTGCCGATGCTGGCAACCCGTCAATCGTTAATTCGTTGCCTGTTTGGCTTGCACCATTTACAACCGGCGTGCCAGCCGCAGATGCCGCTGATCCGCGTGGCGTTGCACCGTTTGGATCGCCCACCAGAAACGTGCCGAATTGACCACGCAGCCGCAAAAGAAAGCTGTTCCAATATTCGCTATCTTCCCGCTTGACAGGTGGGATGCGGATCATTGTTGACCATCTTGCCCCAGCGTGCCGAACCGTTTGCTGTGACAGCGTAAACGGGCTTTCTGAAACAGAAACAACGTCAGTCGCAGTAAATTCAACGCTTGCAACGCCGGTCTGTGTCGGAAATGTAAGTGGATAACTTTCAGCCATAACTATGCCCCAAATGCGCTTGCGAATGAACCGCCGCGCCGTCTTGCGTCAATGACCGCAGATTTGGCGGCTTCTTGTATCTGCGGCAACATCTGTGAAACTTCAGCGCGTACTGTTTGCGATACGCCAGCCGATAGGTTGATGGTCTGATTGACAGTAACACCGCCGCCCATTTTGTTGTTTGGAATAATAGTGCCGCTGCTATTCGGAACAAACATTTCTGCACCGCGTTCGCCAACCATATATGGCGTGTTAGCGCGAACCGACCCACCAATTGCCCTTGCCTGTGGCGCAGCCCCACCGCCACCAAAGCTGGCAAAAACGTCTTTCATAAAACCACTAAGTTTGCTGGTAATGTTTTGCTGAATTTGGATGCGTATCAGATCGCTAATAATCGACCGCGCCATCGACTTGAACGCATCTTTTGCGCTGGCTGTTCCCATTGCAAAATCAACCAAAGCATCTTCAAGCGACTTAACACCACGCACCGCAGCATCCCCAAGCCCCTCTTGCACTTTTTCTGCGGCATCTTTCAATTCTTGCAATGCCTCAGAATATTTTTTTGTTTTTGGCAATCCCGCATCTGTTTGTTCATTTAAACTACCAACAGCATCAGATGTGCCTAGAACTGCTGCACGCAAATCTGAAAACAAAGTGCTGCTCAATGTTCTGTTCATTCTTTGAAAATTGTCAGTGAAATTGAAAATTCTTTTTGCAAGTTTTTCATCAAAAACACTGAACAAAAGCCCGCCAGCTTCGGTAAGCCTCAAAACAACGCGCTGTGATTCAGCCGCAAAACGCACAATTGCTTTTGCTGTTTTTTCAACCAGATTTATCACGCCAATAGCCAAATCTTTAGCAAACTTTTTTATGCCGCCAGCTTTTTTAATTGCGGCCACAATCTTGTTTCGCATCAAGTCAACAATCACGCGCAATGCCGGTGCTAACGCCGCAACCAATTGATCACGCACGCCGCTAAACATTGTTCCCAGTTTCATTATTGCGTCATTTGTTTCTTCAACGCCTTTGACCGCGCCAGATGACAGGATGAAGCCAAGTCCTTCAGCATCTTGGAACATCTGTTGCAGGGCTGCGCTGCCGCCTTCTAGCGTGTTTACAAACGCCACGCCTTCACTGTCGAACAGCTTAAACGCAAGCCGCACTTTATCGCCGCTGGCTTGCACGTTATCAAACGCATCAGCCAGCTTTAACATTTGCTGATCAAGTGATAATTTGGTCAGTTCTTTGGCATTCAAGCCAAGTTCTTTCAGCGCATCTTTGGCTTCGCCGGTATTGTTGGCCGCTTCAGACAGTCGCCGCGTAAACCGCTGCACCGCCATATCGACTGTGCGCGTTTCAACGCCAGCCAGATTAGACGCATATCGCAGCTTTTGCAGTGCTTGACTGGTGACACCCAGCTTTTGCGCTGTCTTGCCAAGCGTGTCGATGCTTTGCAGTGATGACTTGACCAGCAAGCCAATGCCAGCCGCGCCAGCAACGGCAGTCAAACCGACCTTGAAGTTGAACAGTGCTTTGCGAACAAGCCCTAGTGATTGGTTTAACTTGCGGAACGTGCCGCGTGTAAGGTCTTTCGCGGTGATGGTAAAATTAAGATTTTGATTTGCCATCTTCGATCACCTTAAAATATGCGAACCATTCATTCAGTTCTGTCAGCGTCAATTCTTCAATTTCGGCCTGTGTCTTGTGTAGGCGATCCGCCAAGGCCAGCATATTCAGCCTCAACGGGTCGCCCTTTAGTTTTTTTCCGCATCCCCAACGCTTTCAACATCGCCAAACATCTGCCCAGCAATATCAGCAATCAAGGCCACGCTATCACCCATCAGGTGCATTTTATCTTCTAACGTAAACATCCGCTTGCCATCAGCATCTTCAGCTTTGGTAATAATCAGATCAACCATTCCGCTGATCGTCATATTGTTCAGAAAGTCTTTGTGCTTTCTTTGCAGCTTGTCAATGTCTCCGGCGGTAATTGAGCCAGAATAAATAACCAAAGGTTGCCCATCTTCGCCCCACTCATCAACCCGAATGACCTTGCGGTCGCGGTTACGCCTTGCGGCGATCTGTTCTCCCAAACCCATAGTTTACCCCTTAAACGGTTGTTTCAGTTAAGCCGCCAGTGCCTTGAAAGCTGTATGTAGCGGTGTTGATGCCATCAGATGTTACACCAAGTGAAAAGCTAGTGACAATCGCTGAACCAGTCAGCTTATGATCGCCAGATGTGTTGCCTTCCATTTGCAAGTTCAAAGTGATGCTATCACCAGCGCGGCAGTTTGTTTGCGCTGTGTCAGTATCATCGAAATAGGTTTCAACGGTACCTGTGAAATCCTTGAATGATGCCACATATGTCTTGGCTGTGTCGCCCATCACTGTATCTTCAATTGTGTCAGCGGTTTCATCTAATGAAAAGCTAATCACTTCAGCCATAACGTCAGTGCCGATTAGGACTGACCCAGCATTTCCCTTAAAAGTCGCCATTGGTTTATCTCCTTAAACGGCAGTTTCAACGTCATTTTCTTTGGTGCGGTATTGCACCGATATTGTAAACCGACCAACGGCAACCGGCTGTTCGCCATCGCCACTATAGTCAGCCTCAAACGCAACAACCTGTGCATCTTTTGCCAGATTGTTCAGCGTTACATCAGCGGCAATGGCTTCTTCAACCTCAACCGCAATAGTATCAAGCGAATTATCATAATTCGCTGTGCCAGAAACGTATGCTTCAACAGCAACGTCCAAAACCCTATTAACAGAACGCGCCAAAGTGATTGTATCAAATTCGGTGGCTTCGCTCTTGGTAAAAATGCAAAGTGCCGGAAGCTTTGTCTGTTCCAGCGGGAATATACGGCTGCGAAATACGTTGCTGCCGGTAGTTGTCAGCCCCGTTAAAACAGTAACGATCCTGTCGCGGATTTGCTGCCTAACGTGCGCCATTATTGTTTCTCCAGAACCAGCGTGGTCATACCAGTGCCGTCATCCTGCACAATTCGCATTGTATAGGCCACCGCGTTGATCGTGATAGTGTCGCCTTCAACGGCGGTTGGTACGTCTGCGGTGCGGCAAACGAACCGTGGTTGCTGTAATGCAAAGCCAACGCCCCCACCAGCGTCAACCTCAACGAAATCATTATCAAAGATGCCATTGATCGTGCCACCCGAATAGGTTGCTGCAACCCCAAAATCGTCAACGCCAATGAAGATGGCGCGATCATCTGCGGTTTCGACAGCCATTAGTCGGCATCCACTTCAACGGCTTTTGCCTTTTTAGCTTTCCACAATTTCGCATAACCGCGATCAATTAGCTTGTTCGCCTCATCTTCGCGCACATCGTGATCTTCGCCAGCAAGCATAATACCGACTGACCCTGCTTGGCAGTCTTTGATCGTTGTGATTTTAATCAATCTATTTGGCATTTTTCTTTGTGTTCCGCTTTACTAAGCTGGTCGCTGATTTCTTTGTAAGGCCGATTGCCCGATCAGTGATGCCAACTTTATCTTCAACCACTTCGACTTTGCCGGTATTGACCAAATCGAAACCAATGTTTTCTGGCAATTCAACAATGTCGCCAATAACGTGCGCCTTGCCTTGGATTAGAATATTGCGTTTGCATTTGATTTTCATATTACGCCCCTATGGGAAAAACAGGGCGACTTGCGCCGCCCCGCTAGTTATTTAGGCATCGATGTCCAAGCACGCAGCGAATGACTGTGCGTGACGAACAGCAATGTCGAGTTCTTGCATAACGCGGATGCGAACCGCGCCTGTTGAACCGGCTGTGTAAGGGTCGATCAAGATGTCTGGTGTGCTGAAGAAGCCCATCATTAGCTGGCTGAAGTCACCATAGATCATTGCAGAAAGTGCAGTTCCGGTGCCTTTGGTCAAGTCTGACGGTACGTTGTTGGTAATCGCAAGGTCATAACCATAGAGGCTATTCCAAGGCGAATCCAGCAACATTACGCTATCTGTTGACGCAACCTTTGCAGTTGAGGCCATTAGTGACTTCACCTTTGGGTTGGTCAAATAGGCAAGGGTGTTGCCGTTGATCGCAGCATTGTCAACTTCAACTTCTTTAACCAAGTTAACGATGTCATCCCAAGCAATTGCGCCACCGTTTGTTCCGATAGCAACTGAACCAATGCCAGTTGTGCCGGTGATGCCGGTTGGCTCATTAGAACCGCCGCCTTCGATTGCAACATCCTCAACTTTTTGGGCAATTGCGTTCAATAGGTCATCGCGAATGATTTGCTCAACAGATGGGTCAGATTGGATCATCAGCAAACGGCTGATATCTGTGAATGCACCCAATGACTTTGGTGACATTGTGATCTGCGAGAAAACAGCATTCACTTCAGATGTTGCGCCATTCTCAGCAACGAAACCGGCTGAAACGCCAGTTGCAAGCTTTGGAATAGCAACGTCACCTTTTAGGCCAGTCATAAAGCGTGCGCCAAGCTCATTGAACACCAAGCGCGAACGCAGGGCATCAACAAACTGATCACCAAGATGATCTGTGCCGACCAAGTGACCACCGGCTGTGGCTGTGCCAACAGTCAGGTCACGCTTGCCGCCCCAAAAGCTGTCTGGTGCGTAGAAGCCGCGTGCTTCGCGACCATTATTCTTTGCAATCTGCTCAGAAACTTCACGCTCAAGACCCTGCAAGCCAGAACCATTTACCAAGCCGCGAACAGCTTTGATGAATGAATATGACCGCTGCTCTTTTTCTGACATATCAACCGCACCGGCTGACTGCTCTAGCGGCTTGCCTTCGCCAATGGCGTCCAGCAATGTTGCGCGGAATTGTGCAACAGACTGACCAGCGCCAATAGCTTGATCGGCTAGGTCACGGCGGTTGTGTTTAACAGCAAGATTGATAATCTCGCTGGCATTCTTTTGGAAATCACGCTTTGCAGCTTCGGCTGCGGCTTCGCGAATTTCCTCGTGATTTACTTCGGTCATCTTGACCTCCTTTTGTTTAATCACTGGTTCAACAATTTCAGCACTGCGATTAACGCCCACACCGGCATCGGCTGGCACGCTGACAATCGAGGCTTCATACGGAACCCAAGATGAAATCGCGACTGTCCCATCGCGTTCATTCTTTTGCTCCATTTCGCGGATTTGATAGCCGATGCTGACGTTGCTTCGTATCCCATCCTTGACATCTTGATACACCTCTTGAGCCAGTGCGCTTTTTCCAAAGCGAACCACAGACCGCAACTTGCGATCAGATTGATCCAAATAGGTACGTTCAATAACGCCAATCTGCTTTGTCAAATCGTGGTCTAGCAATAGCGGTGCGTGACCGCTGCCTAACCTTGACAAATCCACTGCGCCATCGCTATGACGCAAAACCTCTAAACCGAAAGACCTTTCAACAGGTTCTTCGCTTGAAATCGACATTCTGACGCGGCGGTCATCTTCTTCGACCATATCCGCAGCACGCGACCGAAATACCAGTTCGCCGCGATCAAGCCGATCATCATCTTTATATCCAGCGGTTTCAACAACCGGCGGTGTCGCATCTGACTTGCCAAACGTGATTGTCACAGTTTCGTCAGTCTCGACAATATCTTGAATATGTCTGTCCATTGTCTTTACCTCGCTTGTGCTAAGATACCGCAGATCGTTGATCTTGGTCAATGTGCTAAACTTATGACCCACAAGGCGATCTGTGCCTTCATAGCCTTCATCAGTGCTTTGATATATGCGGATCAACGCGGCTGGGTCGTCTGGTGTGCCAGTGATTGTGAAATCGCTGTCTGGTACGTTGATTGATCCATCGCGTTCAATGCGTTCAATCTCGCCCCGCGCTGTGCCGCCGGATGATCCCCACGATACAAAGTCGCCAATCGAAAGCGCATCTGGTGCAGCGCGTTCGCCTTCGTCAATTCTATCCAAAGCCATATCTTTTGCCCTTGCCCAAGTTTGTCCTGCATCACCGCCCCACGCTGCCCAAGCAACGCGGCCTTTTGACGGATAGCCTTCTTCACCGGCACTAAAACCTTCAGCTTGCTTGTCAACTTCGTGCCGACTAAAAAAGCTGTGCATCCGGCGCACTATGTCGGCAGACAATTCTTGCCGATTAACTAATTGATTTGCACGCGCAACCGCAACCGCTGTGCCGCCTTGTTCACCTTCTTCGCGCCACTTTTTGAATTTACGCGCTTCGGCGGCCATCCCTTCGGTCGGCTTCAAGTTGATTTCAACGCCTTTATAAGTCGCCATCTTCTTGCCCCGCATCTATTGATGGTTGCGCCGGTAACTTAGTGCCGAACGGCTGGAAAGCGGTGTCGATGCCGTAACGATCAGCAAGTTCGCTTTCGCGATTGATCTGTTCAAAGATTTCTTCAGTATCGCGGCCATATTGAGAATGCACATCCTGCAAGCTGACGATGCCGTTATTCAGTGCGGTGACACTGGCTTGGATTTCTTTCTGCGGGTCGACCCACGCAAATCCGCGTGGCCGATAGATAACTTGATCAGCAAACAGGTCGTATTTTCCCATCGGTAAGCTGACGCGGCCAACAGTGATAGCCATTTCCAACCAAGCCCTATAGATCGGATCAATAAACTGGTCGATCATAAATTGCTGCACCATCTTGAAATGGTCGCGATCTTCGATTGTGCCTTGCCGGATTGATGAATAGCTCACGCCTTCAAGATTGTTGGCAAGCGATACATATGAAACGCCAAGACCGGACGCGATCCCGCGCAATATACCCTTTTCAAATTCTGCAAAGCTGTCAGTCGGATTTTGCGGGTCAAAGGCTGTGAATGACATTCCAGCCGGTAACTGTGTGAACGTGGCTGGTTCTGCCGACATTATCGGCGCGTTGTTATCATAATCGTCACCAACAAAGCCGTCACCTTCGGGGCTTGTAAAGAAACCCATCTTTGACGCAGCAACCCGCGCATTGACCAGCGTGGCTTCTTCGTAACCGTCCAGCATCTTTAGGCGGGTCAGCACGTTGCTCATCCACGGCACGCCACGGGTCTGCCCAGCGCGATCCTGCAAATAACAATGGATGATTTCACTGGCTGGCACGATCTTATGATGCCGCTTTGTCTTGCTGCCATAGCCTTGATCGTGATGTGGGTGATCTTCAAATAGATAATAGTTTAACGGCTTGCCGGTGCGCTTGTCTAATTCGACACCCATCCGCACTTCGTTGCCGTTGCTCAACCGCGTGTCATAGCCTTCATCAAGATAATCAGCTTCAAGAAACTTCAGCGAAAAGCCAAATGGGTTTCCGGCTGGGTTCTTGATCTTTTGGATTAGCACTTCGCCATCACGCGCAAGCGTTTCCATAAACAACCGCTGCGCTTGCACCCACGATACGCGGCCATCAACAGTGCAGAAACCAGCCCGACCCCACGCTTGCCAAGCCTGTTCGATGATCCGATTGCCCACGCTGTCCAGCGAATTGTCGTCATTCCGCTTTCGCACTTGTATCCGCACGCCATTCGCGCCAACTACGTTTGTTGACATTATCTGCAAATAGCGTTTGGCATATGGGTGGTTGCGGCTGATTTCGCGGCAACGATCCCGCAAAACGCGCAGTGATGGCTTGATTTCGCTATCTGCCGAACGGCTGCTTGATACAAAATCGCTGAATAGCCGACCAGTGTCAGCCCCGTGAAACGCCCTTGCCATCTTTCGCGGCTGGGGCTTTGCTTTGAAAAAGTCAAAGATGCCCATTGTTAAAACCTCACCAAGATGGTTGCGCCAGTGTTGTCGCCTTGTCTGGCGCGTTCTTTCTGCAATTCTTTTGCATATTCTTTGCGGTAATAATCACGCGCACTGTTTAAATCTTCAAAAGACATTTTTGTTAATGACCGCCCGTTGATGCTATAGCTAGCAACATCAGCATCCGCTTTGCCTTGCAAGACGCTTTCGATCTTGTCGATCATTATTTGTGCGTGACTGCGCGGGTCAACATTGTCATCCAGATCAAAGTCAATATCCAGCGTGCCGGTGTCGATGATGATCCGGTTGCTGGTCGCTGTTTCTGTGATCTCTAGCTGCCAGTGATAGTGGCCTTGAGTAAATGACGCGCTGTCGGTGCTGGCGATTGAAAAAAGGTAATATGTGCTGGCTTCGGTTGCAGCAACCTTGATTTCGCTGCTAGTGCCGTGCGCCAGCCGCGCAACCCATTCTGCGCTGTGCGTGGCAACAGGATAGTCGCCAACAATATCTTCACGTTTCCATTGAACAAAATCACCTATCGCAAAGTGCGTTGGCTCTGTTGTCGGTGCATTATCTGTATTGAAAAGGTTTGCCATTATTTACCGCCAGCTATTAACAAAGCCGCCTTGCCGTGGTCGGCGGGCAAGTGGATTAGGCTGTTGCGGCTGCGGTTGTGTTTCTGGTTCCGGCGCATTGACCACCCTATCGGC